GTGGCATTGGTCTTACTACATTAGCTTTAACGTAAATGTCTGCTAGGAATTGGTGGATTGTTGCACCAGATACTGCTAGTGTTCTATTTAGTCCTGTGTTGTTTGATGTGATGAATTCTTCATCGATTGAGAATGCACCTGGATCTACATCATCGACTGTTCCTGCCATTCCATATGTCCATGTTGAATAACCACCTGATATATATGGTCTCATGTATCCTGCACAAGTTGATGGTTTATATCGATATTCTGCCCATGCTTCTTGATAACCGAGAGTTACATCTTCATTATTTGGATCTGCATCTAGGAATGAGTAGAGTTCTATTCCCCTTACTGCTTGATTTCCTAAATTAGCGAATACAGGATTATAGTAATCAAAATGTGTATCTCTTAAGAATTCTCTTGCAATACCTTGTGAGTATGTTTCTTGTGTTCTTACACAACATACACCTAATAATATTCCATGTTCTACGAATGATTTTGTAAACATTGATGATCTATCTCTTGTGAGTGAATATGCACCAGTTTTACCTAAAACTTCTGTTCCCGATGTTGCTGATTGTTGTAATACTTGTGACATATTGATTGGAATTCTCTTTCCTCCAAGATATTCAGATCTTTGAAGTCTTGCATCTGGTGATTTTGCACCAAAGAATACATTAAGCCATTCTATATATCTACCTGCACCTGCAAGTTTTTCGTAATATCTTTGAAGTTGGAATGCAGTTCTTAATGCATTGATGGTTGCACCTGGGTTGTACATGTATCCTTTTATTCCTGATATTTCTGTTCCCTCTGGTGTTCCATCTGGTCCAGTCATATACATTGCACTTCCATCATTATCTGTGCTTATTATTTGTGTATTGTCATATTGATCATAATACATTGCAGTTGGATTGTCTGGATCATTTCCTAAATTTACGTTGAATTTCACATTAGTTATTGTTGAGCCTATTCCACCTATTGTATTTGCATCTAAACCTGGTATTAGTACATCTGGTCCTTTTTGTGGAGCTGGTAGTACTGATGTGAAGTAGTCATGATATTTTGCAACTTTTAAGCAGTGATCTCCATGTACATAACTAGGATTGTTTACATATGCTTGTGTTGAGTTTGTATCGATTTGTTGTGGAGAAGTTCCTTCAATTGTATAGTCAATTGAACTATCTCCATCATTTTCTAACATTGGATCTACATAGTTTTCATCTCTAAACCAGTCATTGAATACCTTGTAGTATGCTCTAAATGGTAGTGCGTTTAATCCAAATCCATTTGTTGTATCTTGTCCGATTGATTGTTCTGCTGGTACTCCTAAATAGTCTGCAACAGATCCTACTCTTACTTTAACTTCTGTTCCACCTGCTGGTGCTTTTCCAAATATTATTTTTGGAACTGTATATGTTGCTGGTGTTTCCCAGTTTGTTGGTGTTGCTCCACCAGTGATGAAATCTTCCCAGTGTGTCCAAAGTAATCTGTTTGGAATGAAGAAGAAATATACATCTAAATTTGCATTGTCCATTACAGGATTCAGTGGTGTTGTCATTCTCATTAAAGTTGCCATGTCAATACTAAATGTATCATTTGGTAGTACTTCATCCCAGTAAAATGGAATCAGATATGATCCATTAAATGATAATTTTTTTTCACATGATCTATCAAATCTTGATCTTTGAATGTGAGCCTCTGGCTTCATTGAGAAATAAGCTTCTTTGTTTCTACTCATGTTTTTCCTCCTTTGCCTTTAAAGCTTCTTTTCTTGCATTCATGATTTTGTCTGTTTTACCTGACATTATTCCTGCTTTATAATCTGAATATGAGATGAAGTCTTTTCCATCAAATTTAGCATATTCTGTCTTGATTGATGCCTCTGCTTTTTGAATTGTTTCATTCAAATAAATTAAATCTGTTGGTGTGTCAGTAATATCAGAGTATACTCCTTGTACCTGATTAAGAATATCAGTTTCTCCTGCCTGATATCTTTTGATGATCTCTTTTAGATCTACACTTTTTGAGTGAGATGCAACTTCTTTATTGAAGTCAATTTCTCCCACTTGTTCAAGGTATGGAGCGCCTTTCTCATCATAAAGTTTTTTCCATTGGCGCTTAATTACTTTCTTGTCTTTCAGCATGTCCCTTTAATTCTCCTAGATTTCTTATGAATTCTACGCATGCCTCGATAGTTCCCATTTCAGTATCAAATTCTCCCACCTTGAAGAGTTGGAAGTCTTCTGGCCAAGAATATAATGATGATCTTGTATTTTCATTGATTTCTTTTGTTAGTTGTCTAATAACTACTGCTTCATTAGTTCCTGGGTATGGTGTACCGAATTGTCCTGATTTGATGTCCTTAATTGCGTATAATGTCTGTTTCATTTAAAACCTAATGCCTCCTCTATATGTTATATTTCCTAAATTTACTGCTTTTCCTTTACTTGCAGTTCTTGAAAAGATCTTCATGTCTTTTCTTTTTGATACGCGATGTCTCATTTTGTCTCCTTTTTTTCTGGTGTTTCCAGAATATTCTCAATTTTTTTAGTCCAGAATTTTTCATCATATCTGATGCTTCTGGATTTGCATTCTTCTTGTACTTTACCTAGTACAAATAATAATTTTGAAAATCCTGTTTTAGGTCCTAGATCTTCCTCTGCTTTGTTTATCAATTCTGGTAGTTGTTCAATAATTGGGTAAATTGCCGTGATTTTTTCGCTTTTAGGAAGTTTTTTCTTTGTTACGAGTAAAATTACTGCTATTATCAAATATGCTCCATTAACCAAAATTTCAACGTTGTTTCTAAGGAATTCCCAGATCTCGTTTATGAAGTTCATTTTTCTTCACTCTCTCCTTGTCTTTCAAATAGTCTTTGTGATTTTTGTCTGTATTTCTTTCTTCGGCCTTGGTTGTTTCTTCAGCTTTAGATCGGCGCCTGATCTTTAATAGCTTTAGATGTTCCTCATCCTCGTAAAGTTTTTCGAAGTATCTTGGTATTTTGGATTTGATGCCTCCATCAATAGTTGATACTATCATCTGGTCGCTTTCGAACATGTCTGTATTCTTTCTAAAAAATTCATAACCTATTCCTGGTCTTCTTGACATAATCAGGAATGGTCTTTCTATTCCTAATTTTTGCCAGTCTGAAGCCTCATATTTTGAATATTTGACACTTTTCATGTTGTATCTTGCGACATAGCCTGCACTTTGATCCGTAACAGTCCCAATTAGATGTTGTCCATATGGCCAGCATTTTCCGATGATTGGATTTATGAATGTTGGAGTTGTTCCTGCAGTTCCAAATCTTTCATTGTATTTACCTATTGGACAATTAAACAATATCAGATGGTAGTGTGGCCTGAATGTTGTTTCTCCATATTCTCCACATGCGAAATATCTACATGTTCCTGGATCATCGATTTCTTTCCTTAATCGTTTTAAGAATAGTTGAAGATCTCTTTTATGGATTGAGTTGTCTTTTGGAATGTGATCATTGTCATATGTGAGAGTTATGAAATAGTTTTCATTCCACATTGTAGCCTCTGCCATGCATCTGATAGCCCATTCTCTGGAATGATCTAGTCTGCATCCTATACAATAACCACACGGAACTTCGATGTAATCATCATATGATACTCTTCCATCTTTTAGTGTTATTGAATAGATTTGATCTGATGTTATTTTATATTTAAGTTTTCCATCTTCTGTATATTCGCCTGTGTACCAGGCTTTTAGTGGATGATAACAAGTCATAAAAGC